CAAGAAAGATGGTAATCTATCTAAACGTGGTATGACTGATGAAGAATATCAACGTTGTTTAGATACAAACAACTTCAATCCTTTCATGCGACAAACTTTACAAGAGTTTAATCTTGGTTCTCGTAAACAGATTGGAGAATATCTTATTGACTTTGGTTGGAATCCAGATAGATTTACACCCACTGGTCAACCTATTGTAGATGAGAAAACATTATCTAAGATTACACATATCCACGAAGCCAAACTTATTGCAGACTTTTTACTATTGCAAAAGCGTATAGCTCAGATTGATTCTTGGGTAGAAGCTGTCAGGGATGATGGTAGGATACATGGTTTTGTTATCCCCAACGGTACTATTACCGGCAGGATGTCACATAGAAACCCTAACGTTGCCCAAGTTCCATCTATTCACAGCCCATATGGTAAGGAATGTAGAGCATGTTGGACTGTACCAGAAGGACATAAGCTTGTAGGTGTAGATGCAAGTGGATTAGAGCTACGCATGTTAGCACATTACATGGACGACAAGGAGTATATAAATGAAATTATTAATGGAGACATTCACACGACTAACCAAAACTTTGCTGGACTTAAATCAAGAGATCAGGCTAAAACTTTCATCTACGCACTCGTTTACGGAGCAGGAGATGAGAAGATTGGAAGCATCATTAAAGGAAGCAGAGCAGAAGGTAAGAGGTTGCGAGAACGCTTTCTTAGTAGTCTCCCAACATACCGAACTCTTAAGGAACGAGTTGACAGAGCAGCTTCAAAAAATTACCTCAAAGGATTAGATGGTAGGAAGCTGTACATAAGAAACAAACATGCTGCACTTAATACTTTATTGCAAGGAGCAGGTGCTATCTTAATGAAGAAAGCATTAGTAGACTTAGACAATGTGTTAAAACTAAATGCTATTGATTATAGATTTGTTGCTAACATACATGATGAGTGGCAGATTGAAGTCAAAGAATCTCAAGCAGATTTTGTTGGAGAGACTGCAGTCAAAAGTATTATAGAAGCAGGTGAACATTTTAATCTACGCTGTCCAATGGATGGAGAATATAAAGTAGGAGGTAACTGGAGTGATACACATTAATCATACACAAGATAATAGAAAAGGAGACATGGCTGAGTTTTATGCAGTCACTTGGCTTTGGGATAATGGCTATGAAGTTTTTAAAAACTGTGGTTGTACCGGTCCAGTTGATTTGATTGCTACTAAAAATGGAGAGACAACTCTTATTGATGTTAAAACTAAATCCGGTAGGTCGGGTAGAACTAGAAGTGATGAGCAGGTAGAACTAAATGTTAAACTTTTAAACTACAATCCAATCACTCGTAAATTAAATTTTGTAAACCATAAAAAATAATATGAATAAATCTAAAAAAACTATTGACACAACAAGCCAAGAAGTATATAATAAATTGTCGGCTAAGAAAAAATCATCCGAATCAGGGCATTGGTATACGCAAGAAGGCGAACCAATGTATACTATTGTAGGTGCTAATGGTAAAGAACGTAATACTACATTACGTGATGCCAAGAAAGATAACCTAGTACCATCAGTTACTACTGTACTAAGTCTGGTAGCCAAGCCCGGATTAGAAAACTGGAAGATCAATCAAGCATTAAACTCTGCACTTACTTTAGAGAAAGAAGAAGATGAATCTCTTGAGGAGTTTGCTTACAGATGTAAACAAGATTCTAAAAGGATAGGACAAGAAGCTGCCGAAGAAGGAACTAAGATTCATGCAATGATTGAACGAGGTTTCTTAGGTGAAGAAACAAATCCAACCTACGAGATAATACAGTCTTGGTTAGATGAAAACTTTCCGGATGAAGAATGGATAGCAGAAGATTCTTTCTGTGCTGACTTAGGTTATGGTGGTAAGATAGATTTATATTCTAAGTCTGGTATCTTTGTAGACTTTAAAACTAAAGATAATCTAGAAGGTAAAGACCCTGCTCGTTTAGTATATGATGAGCATGGTATGCAGTTGTCAGCCTATGCTCAAGGCTGTGGCTTTGATGATGTAGAACGAGTATCTATATTTGTTGATCGTCAAGACAAAGAACTTATAGCTTGTTATATATGGGATAGAGACTCTCAAACAAAACATACAGAAATGTTTAACAGCATTTTAACCTATTGGAAATTAGTAAAGAACTATGAATCAAAAAAAATCTAAGCAGTTAAGACGAAGGGCAGAAGACTTACTCATTGAGTGGTTAAGAACAATGATTCCCGATGGAGAAGATACATCTAGGATTAATAGAAATAATCTTAATGAGTTCTTACCAGAACAAACTCATATCTTTGCTAACAATAAGTTTCTATTAAGTGCATACAGTTTGAGGTGGTTTTACAAACAAGTAAAACGTAATCCGAACATCACACTTGGAGACTTGAATGCCTAGACGAGTTCCCAGAAAACCTAGACCTAAAAAAACTAACGTACCTAAAGGCTATGATAGTACATGGGAATATAATATCCACCAAACTATTTTACAAAAGTGGAAACATCATTGGGATAAGATTGATTATATAGTAGAACATACTTATGAGCCAGACTTTGTAAAAGTTATTAATGGTCAAACTATATTATTAGAAGCAAAGGGAAGGTTCTGGGATTATGCTGAATACAGTAAGTATATCTGGATAAGAGAAGCTTTAAAAGAACAGATAGGAGAATTGGAATTAGTATTCTTATTTCAAAAACCTTTTGCACCTATGCCGGGAGCTAAGATAAGAAAGAACGGAACGAAAAGAACCCATGCTGAATGGGCAGAAACAAATAATTTTACATGGTACAGTGAAGAAACTTTACCGAAGGAGTGGATAACAGATGGATTATAAATTTAATGAACGAAGACATATAATTGAATTAAAAGAGTATATTGATAATACATATGGTGAGCATTATGCTTCTGATAAGTACCAAGCTACTGATGTTATTATTGATGCTGGACATGGCATGGGTTTTTGTATGGGTAATATTATAAAGTATGCAAAACGTTATGGAAATAAAGATGGACATAACAGAAAAGACTTGCTAAAGATACTACATTATGGTATAATAATGCTTGATATACATGATGATAGAGACAAGTTTTTTAAGACTGGAGAAAGTAAGTGGTAATATCTAATTCATATTATTTAAAAGAGCCAACCATTATTTCTTTTTCTGGTGGTCGAACATCTGCTTATCTATTATATCAAATAATCAAAGCTCACGGAGGAGAACTACCCGATTATGTTTATCCTGTTTTTGCTAATACAGGAAAAGAAATGCCACAAACTTTAGACTTTATAAAAGATTGTGAAGAACATTGGGGATGTAAAATTTATTGGATGGAACTTTCTCACATTATAGAAGATGGAAAAGGACCAACAGAAAAAGATAGAAAGTGGATGTTTAAATATAAAGAAACTGATTACAAAAACTGTAGTAGAAATGGTGAACCTTTTGAAATAGTTATTAATCATTATAATAAATTACCAAATGCAACAAATCGTTTTTGTACTTACTTATTAAAACAAAGAGCAATTACATGGTTTGAAAGAATTAATGGTTTAAAGCATCCAGATCAAGTATTAGGTTTAAGATATGATGAACCAAGAAGAGTTCATAATATAATAAATAAAGATAACAAATATCAAGATAAATTGTGCCCATTATATACAGAAAAAGTTACTAAAGAAACCATAAAAAATTTTTGGGATAATTCTAACTTTGATTTAAAATTAGTAGCAAGAGATGGACACACAATACTTGGAAATTGTGATATGTGTTTTTTAAAAGGTAAAAAACAAACAATGGATATTATGAGATCAAGACCAGAACTTTCTGATTGGTGGATAGAACAAGAAAAAAGAACTGGTAAAACTTTTAGATTTGATATACCTGTATTTGACTTGTTAAAGAAAAGTAAACAAAATATAAATTTAGATTTATTTGAAAGCGATGAAAGTTTAGATTGTTTTTGTACGGATTAAAGGAAAATTATGATTGAAGATAAAGTAGGTATCAAGGAATATCTTGGTATAAAAATTAATTACAGTAATGAAAAACTATTAGATAAGTTTAGCCTTGATACTCTCAAGGATAGATACTTATGGGAGAATGAAACACATGCCCAAGAAGCATTTGCCAGAGCATCCGTCTTCGGAGCAACCTACAAAGGTCACACAGATTTTGAGTTGGCTCAAAGACTTTATCACTACAGTTCCTCTTGTTGGTTCATGTTTAGCACTCCTATACTTAGCAACGGGGGAACAAGTCGTGGTCTTCCTATTAGCTGTTTCCTTAATTATGTACCTGATAGTCGGGATGGTTTATCTGCTCACTATGACGAGAATATTTGGTTGGCAAGTTCGGGTGGAGGTATT